GCATCGGGCGTCTCCCTGGCTTTCCAGGAGCCGTCGCACGCGTTTACCGTTATAGCAGATCTTCCCATTTTGGATCACCTCAGCTCGGAGCACAAGTCAGAACGCACAGGCAGCTCGGATCGACGACCTTCGCGCCGTAGCAGTGAAGGCCTCGGAGAGCGTCGGCGAAGAACTTCTCCGGCCTGTAGGCCTCGGTGTCGTTCACAGAGTCGGCAAAAGTGCAAGCCCGCGACGTTCCGGCGATCACCTTATAGTGGTCGCCGGCGGTGTTGGGGACGTTGTTGGACTGGAGGATGCTGAAGCCGAAGAGCTTAGCGATCTCGCCGTTCAGCATCACGCCTTCGACCCCGCTCCAAATCGGGTTAATCACGCTGTCCTCCTGGAGGAGCATTTTGGTGAGCCAGGGGGGGACGATCACGAACCGACCGGCGAAGGGGACGTTGGCCTCGTCCAGCTTTTGCTTGCATTCGAGGATCTCCTCGGTTACAAGGTCGGTGGAGCCGTCGAAGATCTTGTCGGACCCGTCAGCGCCTATGGCGTTGCCAGCCTGCGCCACCATTACAGAGGCGACATACTGGTCGGCCGCGTCAGCCAGCCGATACGCAGCGTCTCTCGTCGCCGATTCCATCAGAGGGACGTTCGTCTGAGCGGCGTCGATGTCGTCGATCCTGAAGTTGAAGTACTTCGCTTGGTCGATCTCGAGGACGGTGCTGGCGTCGTCGAGGTCCTCGGGGTCGCCGATCCCGGTGACCTTGTTGTAGTTGTCGATCGTTATCGGGCCGTGGGCGGTGATCCTCACCGTGTCGCCCTTCCCCTTGATGTCGCCCTCGTAGTCCCTGTTGATTACCCCAGCCTGACCATAGACCAGGCTCTTCTGAAGGTTCTGGAGGATTTGGGCGCTCCAGACCTCGCCTATAAAGTTGGTTAACGTCATGTCTCACTAACCCCCGTTAGTTGATTTTGCTCACACTCTTGAAAGACTCCCATCTTTCAACTGAGTCTTAATTTGATCCCAGTTCGAGACGATTTCGTCAGGGCTCATCTTCTTGATATCGGCCCGAGTGAGCGGGCGCTTAGCCCCCGTCGGCGGGTTGGTCCCCGTCCCGACAGAGGGCCCCGGCCCCAGGCTCTCGGCGAGCCGAAGAGCGTCGGCCTCCAGCTCCTCGGGAGTAGCCCCCTCGATCCTGGAGGATAGAGCCTCAGGAAGACCCGCCTTCTTGGCGATCTCGGCCTTCTGAGCCTTCAGCTCGGAGTCTTTCGCCTTTCCATCCCTTTCGGCGATCTCCGCCTTCAAGGTCACATTTTCCGCCCTCAATTCAGCATGGGAGGCCCGCGTAGCCTCCAGCTCGGCCTTGATCTGATCGTAGTCGGCATATTTCGCCCTCTCCCTGGCGAGCCTCTCTTGTACGATCTTGTCAACGTCCTCTTGCGTAAATTTTTTCTCTTCGTCCGCCATAGCGTAACTAACCCCCCGGATTTTACGGTTCCGTAACCTGATTTTTCAGATGAACGTGATTCAGACGAATTGGTACGATTCGTCTCGTCTCTCCTCAGATATTTGGGCTGTCTCCCAGTCCAGATCTTCATCGGAGGCGTCGGGATCGAGTCTCGCAAGGGCGCTCCTCGTCGACGTGAGCCCCGCCGTCTTCCTGAGCTGCTCGATTTGGGCGGCCTCTAACCTATCCTCAGGAAGGGCGCTCCCCCATTCGATGGTAAGGTTCTGAAGCTCCCCGGCCCCCGGCCATCGGGAGATTGCCTCTAGCCTGGCGCATAGCCTCAGCGCCTCCAGGAGGGGCCGCTTTACACGCGCCCTCAGCCTCGCCACCTTCGCAAGAGTCGGGATGGCGAGCCTCTTGAGGGCCGAGCCACTCTCGGCGAGCCCGCTCTTCACGTCGCCGAGGAGGGCCGGCGAGATCTCGCCGATCGCCATAAGCTCGGCCTTGATCTCCTCGATCTGGCTGAAATTGTTCTGGAGAGAGGCATCCCATGTCAGGTACTGGGGCAATGGCCTCGTCCCCGTCTCGCCAACTTCCGAGACGATGTACCGACCGCCGCCGATGTCCAGCTCCTCAAAAATCGGGTTCCCCGTCCACGGGTTCATGAGGTAAGGCTCGTTTGTGTCAGGGTTGACCGAGAAATTCTCGATTGGTAGGACGATGTTCGGGTCTGCGAACTTGTCCAGGGTCCTCGAGGTTCGGATGAGCCTCTTCTCCAGCTCTCGGACGAGGCCCTCGATCCCGCCGTAGTCGTCGAGCCCGAAGACCCCGTCGGAGGAGAGGAGCCCCGACAGCGGGACCACGAGAAAGTCGTCGACGCCCGTCCGTACCTCCGACGGCATCCCCGAGTACCTCTCCAGGGCCGATATAGGCAGCTCCGAGGTGATCGCTGCCCCGGAGTCGAGCCTGAAGAGGCGGTTCTCGATCGAGCCGGGCTTGTGGATCTCCACCCTCAGGTATCCCCGCTGGATATGGTCTTCATACTGGCTAAAGTTATAACAGATGCAGTGGGCTTGGACGTCTCGGCCGTCGTCGGGACTCACGACCGGGAACCAGTACCGGGGATCTATCCTCTCGACGATCCCGCCCCGTCTCGGGTCGAATCGCACCTTCAGGACAGCGTTCCCAAATCGGAGGATGTCGGCGAAGAGGTCATAGACGAGGAGGTCGAGGTCGTTCGCCTCGGCGATCCTGTCCAGGACCGCCTGGTTATCGGCGAAGAGCCGTAGCGGGCTCGCCAGGTCGCATATGAGCGTGGTCGACCGCTTGAACCAGTTGGCCGTGATCTGGTCGAGATCGTCGTCTAGCGCCGTGAGCCCCGGAAAGGCCGCTTCGTGGTCGCCTTCGAAAAGCAAAGTGCATCGGTCGTAGCGGTCTATCCTCGCCTTCTCGTCGGTCGGAGGCCATCTCCGTCCCGGTTCCAAGAATGAAAAGTCTGTAAGAGTCATGATCCCCCACCCCTCTTGAAAATGAAATTAGCAGGATATCTTAAAGCGTCTATTAGGTCGTCTGATTCTTTTATTGGCTTGTCCTCGCCCCGTTCGGTCGCCTTCGGGTCCCACCTGTACCCCTCAATTTCTTCGATGAGTCGGGGACATGCCGGCCCCACGATCTTGAGGGCCCCGGTACTGAGGGCGCTCGATATGCGGCCGATCGAGTCCAGGACCGCGTTATCGGCGCCCCGGACCCGCTGGACTCCATCGCCCCGGAGCTGGAGGATGAGGGCCCTCGCCGAGGGGTCGACCACGATCGCCGACGGATATTTCCCCCCCAGGAAGTCCTGGAGGTCCTGGGAGAGCCTGGCGTTCGTCCTGTCGCTCTCCCTGTACTCGCCGAAAGCATACCAGCAGCCGCCCCACAGCCCGAGCTTCAAGAATGCCGTCGGATGGGTTTGGCCGTAGTCGATACCGACGACTAGCGACTTCATCGGGCCGTCGGGGATCGAGGGGACGACGTGGAGGGCCCGGTCGAAATGCGGGAATACAGCGCCCTCGGCCGCCACCCATTCGCCGAGGATGTACCTCTGGTAGAATAGGGAGGTCGGAGGGCCGAACTGGCGCTTGAGCTCCTCGACGTAGGCGGGATCGAGCCAGGGGTTATCCTCCAGCCTGAAATGCCAGCTCTTGAGGTCGAGGTCGTCCTCCCGGTCGAGCCACCTCTTTTTTAGGTAATGGCCGGGGCCGCCGGGGTTCGTCGTCAGGAAAAGCTGGGAGCCGGGCTCGGATAGACGAGAGATGAGCATGTTGAAGAAGCTCTCAGGGACGAGAGAGCCCTCATCGACGTAGGCTCCGCCGAGGGTGAGGCCTGCGATCTTCGTATAGGCCGCCTCGTCGTTCCCGCCCTCCACCATGATGGGGCGGCCGTAGATGTAGGCCGTCTTAAGGGACCTCTTATAGTCGAAGTTATTCGAACCGACGAGGGAGGCGATGGGGCTAAGGACGTTCCTCTCAAGGGAGAAGAGGGTCTTACCGGCCATCAGGAGGTTGACCCCCACCGGAGCCTCCAGGACGGCCCGGAGCCACCTGACGTTGGCGCCGACGGTCTTCGCAGATCGGACCGCCCCATGGGCTAGATTTATCCTGGCGTCGGAGTGAAGGCAGAAGTCCCGCTGTTTGCCGACGGGGATCTCGAAGGCCATCTATCCCACCCCCGCCTTCAGGGCCCGGATCCTCTCCAGGATCGTCTCCAGGTTGGCGAGGAGGGC